TTTTTTCAATATTTATATCATGGTGCAACTGCTTTAATATATAGATCACGCGGACATAATGGCGAAGGAATGTCTGGTGATCAGGCTGCAAGAACAGTTCAACAGCATGGAATCCTATTTGAAATTGAATATTTAGCTGGTAAATACGATTTTACTGATTATAATAAATATGTTAAATGGGCAATGAATGGTAGGGGTGGTATTCCTAGTGATTTAACAGAAGAAACTAGGAAAACAAGGATCGAGAAATTCGTAAGAATTAATGATTGTGATGAATTAGCTGATTCTATTGCTGCTGGTTATCCCCCTGATTGTTGTTCAAGTTTAGGTGTATCATCTACAAGTGATGAAAAAGGATTATCAGTTAAACGTGGTAGTTGGTCACATGATATGGCCCCTGTTGGTGTAGATGATACAAAAGAAATTTGGCCTTTTAGAGTATTTATTTGGGATCAATCTTGGGGATTATGGAATAGACAAGTTACTCCACCTAAGTATAAAGTAATATGTGACGCATTAGGAATACAAATGCCGGAAGGTTATTTTATTCTTGATGATGATGACACATATTTTGCGGTTAAACAAGGTGGGACAATTGCTTGTTCGAGTACAGTAGGTTTTCCGGCGTTGAAATTAACTGATCTTGGTGCTATTGGCCATGTATAAGGGATTTTAAAATGAACAAATGGCTTCTAATTGGTGTTGCTGTTTTCGCTTTTTTTTATTTAATGCCGAAAAAAGAAAGCCTAAGCGAGCAAAACAACAATTTAATCAAAGCTCAATTGGCTCATGCTTTAGCATTGACCGATTCACAAACAAAACCTATCGACAAAGATGATGATAAAATCCCTTCTTTAGCAGATTGTCCTTTATGCAAAGGCACAAAAATTCAAATTCATGCTGATGGACATAAAACACCTTGTCCTTATCATGGAACAACTACAGAAGAATTACTCCAAAAGCATATGGATTTATCTGAATTAATTGCAGAAATGCAAGAAGAGGATAAGGCATTCAAAATTCAAATGGCTAATAAGTTAGATGAAATTGATATTGCACATAAACAGCCTAATCCGCCTATTATTAAACCAATCCCAAATCATCCATATACAGTTGCACCACAAGTAGTTTCAAATAATTGCCCTTGTGGATGTAAACATACTGTTGCAAATTGTAATTGTCGATCGACTTGTCCAGGTAAACAATTACCTGCATATACATATGTAGCTAATAAACCAGTAATGCGAAAGAAAATTGTTTGTAGTAATGGTAGTTGTTATGAAACTTATGAAGCCGTTCCTCAACAAATTACTACAAAAACCACTGTTAAGCAATCTGTTTCTCCAGTAATTAGTGGTCCAATTGCTACTTGGAATCAAAAACGTATTAAACTCTTACCTTGGCGTCGTTAGGCTAATAATTTTTTTTTATTAATACAGGTAAATAATGACGTTAACTATAGATGCTGAAAGAAAAATAAATTTAATTTTAAAAAGTGTTAAAGAAGTAGGATTTCCAATTGTTGTTGCTAGTTTTTTAATTTATTTTGGTGTTAATTGGGCTGATAGATTACTAATATCACAAGAAAAATTTATAGAAGAAGTTGGTGCTAATTATAAAATACAGACAGAAATTATGGATAAATTAATTGATATGGCTGAAAAACAAGGAGCTAATATTCAGTTAATTGCTAATGCTCAATCTGAGTTAATTACGGTTTCTCATAGTATGAGTAAAGTTTTAGAGGAATTAGCAAAGAAAAATGATGTTAACTCAGTCAAACCGTAAATTACAATGGGGCGATTTTATTGATCCTGAGGATTTGAGTAAAGGTAAATATTATCCTTTACATGAACATCAAGTTGCAATTTATAATTCAGATGTAAGATTTACTGCTGCTATCGCTGGAACTGGTGGTGGTAAAACAGTTGTTGGTCCTTTATGGTTAAGTAGAAAAATAAGTGAATTCATAAATAAATCAGATAATAAGGGCCGAAGATTTTTAGGAATGGTGGTTGCTCCTACTTATAAAGTTTTAGAAAGAGCAACAGTTCCAGCATTATTAGATACATTTAAAGGTACAGCATTTTGGGATGAGTCAGCATATAAACAACAAAGACATTTATATGAATTACCAAATAATTGGGGATTAATTTGGTGTCAAGGTGCTGATAATCCAGGTGGTTTAGAAGGTGGTCAATTTGATGCAGTTTGGGGTGATGAAGCTGGGCAATTTAAAGAATCAGTTTGGAATGCAATTCAAGGTAGAACTGGTGCAAAACAAGCACCGATTTTATTAACTACAACACCTTATATAAAGAATTGGCTTTATCATACAGTTTATTTAAATTGGGCAAAAGGTGATCCTAATTATTTTGTAAGACAATGGGCTAGTTATTATAATCCAACATATGCTAAAGAAGAATATGAACGTGCTAAAAAGACAATGACAAAAGACCGTGCCGCTATGCGGTATGATGGTCTTTTCATGAATTTAGAAGGTTTAGTTTATCCAAATTTAGCAGATTGTTATGTAGAGTTAAATAAACAAGAAATACTTGATTTAATAAATCAGCCTGGAAAGTTTTATGGTGGAATTGATTTCGGATGGAATGACCCTTTTGCTGCTCTTTGTGGTTTTCTTGACAAATCCGATACCTTATGGGTGTGGTATGAGCGATACAAAAGGAAAACTCCTATAGAAGAACATGCTGATAAACTACCAAAAATTTATGGAAGGTCAATAAAATGGTTTGCAGATCATTCAAGACCAGATGAAATATATAAATTAAAACGTGGTGGACATAAAGTTCTTAAAGCAAATAAGTCAATAGAAACTGGTATTGTTACTGTAAATGGTAGATTGCTCTCTGGAAAATTAAAGATAATCAAAAATTGCTGTCCTGCATTAGTAGCAGAATCAGAAACTTACGCATATACAGATGATGAAGATGATTTAGGAAATGATAAGCCGATTGATGAATTTAACCATGCTTGTGATAGTTTAAGATATATGATAATGGGAATTGATGGTAGGCGAGCAGCATGAGTAAAAAAAGAAAAAATAAGACGCCAGAGTTATTTAAAGTACACTCTCATTGTTTAAGATTTATTTTAGAAGAATATCATAATGAAGTTAAAAAAGATTATGTAATTGGTGGTAAAACTTGTAAAGAAATTGAGTGGGAATATTTACCTAATGATCATAGAATATTAGTTAGAATTAATGAATATAATGAAAGTGAATTATTAATACCATTTATGATTGAAAATTTCCCAATTTTACGTGAACATTTAAGTTTATTAAAGACAAATGGCGAGATATGACGAATTAGAACATGATGGTGATGAGTTATTTAGTGTTCAAAGTAGAGAACAAGAACCAATTGTTAAAGCTAAAATTGAGAAAAAAGTTCAGGTATTAAAAGAAAAGACACTTGAGGAACAGCAAATTAAGTGGTTATCAGTCGATAATCCTTATATTTGGACTGGTGATTTTGATTCTGACGATTAATAGCGATGATTAATGAAAAATCCTTTCAATATATTAAATTGGTGGAGTTTTGCAAAAAGCGTTGCTGGTATTGCACAAATTGGAAAGCAAGGTAATTTTCAAGGTGGATTTCCTTCACCAACATTTAATAATTTAAGACCACCTACAGTCAGTAGTTTGATTAGTGATTATAAAAGATACATTTATACATGCGTTAATTTAAATTCTGATGGTTGTTGTAACAGTTGTTTAAAACTATACGTTACAACAGGAAAAGGTGAAAAAGTACCAAGATTAAAAACTAAAGCATTATCTGATTATAGAAAAGAAGAATTATTACAAAAACGCTATAATCTAAATAATGTAAAAAATATTGAAGAAGTTGTTGAACACCCTGTATTAGAGCTACTAGAAAAAGGAAATCATACAACTTTTTTAAATGGTTATCAATTAAAGAAATTAACTTTTACTTTTAAAGATTTAACTGGAAAAGCATATTGGTGGTTACAACCAAATCCAATTTTAGGAATCCCGCTTAATATCTGGTTTATACCAACACAATTCATTAAACCAGTTAAAAAGAGTGATGGAAGTAAAATTGTTGATTATTATGAATATAAAGCTGGCAATATAACTAAAAATTTCCCTCCCGAACAAATCGTTCAATATCTACATACAAATCCACAGAATCCTTATTTAGATGGTGTTTCTCCAGCAGCAGCCGCATTTGAAGATAATGATGTAGTTAATAAATTAATTTCTCATGAATCAGGATTATTAGCAAATGAAGCACGTCCAGATGCAATTATTTCTCCAGTAGGTGAAAATATTTGGGGAGAGGATGAGGCAAAACGCTGGGAAAAAGAATTAAATTATAAATGGAAAAGCGGAAAAGGCGGTGGTCTTAAAGTTGTTCCAGAACAAATTGAATTTGAACCAGTTAGTTGGCCACCAAGAGATTTAGCCAGATTGGAGATAATGAAAAATGGACGTGACGTTATATGTAATTGTTATGGCATACCTGCTGCATTGCTTGATGCGAAAAACATCAATAAAGCTACTTTAGAAGCAGCATTAACACAACATGCAACATTTGCAATTAAACCTAGATTAGATGCTGATGTTGCAGTAAAAAATGATCGTTTAATTCCATTATATGATGATTCTGGAAGATTGTTTTTTGAATATGAAAATCCGATTCCAGAAGATAAAACTGCCTTTTTACAAGAAACTGTGCAGTTAAAGATGAATGGAATTATGACACCTAATGAGGCACGTAAAAGACACAAATACCCACCTATGGCTGGTGGTGATAAATTAGAAACAGCTAATACAGCTAATAATACTAATTCAGCAACTAAGAGAAATAATGCTCGTAAGAATGGAAGTGCTAAAAAGTAATGCCAATTGAAATAAAACTTGAGTGGTATGGTAATCAAAGAAAGGAAGAAATTAGAGCCAAATTTAATAATGGAATGATAAAGGCTACTAAATTTCTTTGGCGACAAGTTAAAAATAGAATTAATGAATGGGGATCAGAATTTATAACAAGTTTGAAACGAAAAAGAACTAGACATTCAAATGCTGGTGATCCACCATTAAAACAGACTGGTAATTTAGAGAAAAGTATTGACTATAAGTTTGTTTGGGGTCAAGATGGTTTTATAAATGGTGTAGTTTTTTCAGATGCTCCGTATGCTGAAACATTAGAACGTGGTGGAACATTACAAGTTCCTCAAGAAGAAAAGAAACACACTAGAGTTAGATTAGTTAATCCTATTAAGAATGTAATTAGTATTGCTGCTAGACCATTTATGCAACCTACTTTGCGTGAGAATACTGAAAAATTAATTAATATGATTCAAAAGGGTTAAGTTTGATGCATAATACATACAAAGGCTATTGTATTGGTCCTTTTGGTTTTCCAATGCTAGAAGATGATGCTAGGGCATTGGATAAAGAATTAGAAACTAGTGAAGAAGAAATTGGCTCTTTTAAATTATTTAAAGGTTTTGATAAAGCTAATTACTTTTCTGATGGTGAAAGAGCAGACGTATCAGTTATTACTGACGAATCTGTTGATGAAGATGGTGAAGTAATAGAATTGAAATCAATGGATTTTGGTCCATTACGAAAAAATCCAATTGTTACGTTCAATCATAACTATGATATGCCGCCAATTGGTAAATCCATTTGGCAAAAACAAGTTGGAACGTCAATTAAAGCCAAAACTATCTATGCTCCACGACCTGATACATTACAAAAAGATATTGAATGGTTTCCTGATTCAATTTTTGGCTTAGTTAAATCAGGCTTTCTTCCTGGAAAATCAGTAGGTGGATTCTATAAGAAACGTGCTCCTACAACAGAGGAATTACAAAAATTTGGTCCTACTTTAAAAAGAGTTGGACATAGTGCTAAAATTATTGAATATTCTGTTGTAACTCGACAAGCTAATAATAAAGCAATTGTTGAGGCAGTTTCTAAAAGTTTAATCAAAATATCACCTGAATTAATTGGTAATCTTCCAGAAGTGGCTGAACTTTTAAAAGAATATCAAGATAAGATTAAAAAAGAACAGGAAGAATTGCCTGTTATTAAATCTTATCGGACACCTAAGGATGTTGAAGCGGATATAGAAAAACAAATGCAGGAGTTTTATGATAAAACACCTGAATTAGTTGATGATATTTTTGCCAGATTGTTAGGTAAGGTATAAAAACTGGAGTTTAATATTTTTAATTAAACAGGTAAAATAAGCCAAACCTATTTATTGTGTTCGTTATTAATTAAGTTTTAACAGCAAGGAAGTTACGATGCAATGGATTAAATTCCTCAAGGAATACAAAAATCCTGATGGTAAGGCTTTTGCTGCAAATGCAGTAATTGAAGTTGAAGAATCTCTTGCAAAGTCTTTAATTGATTTAGGTTTTGCAGAGAAAACTGATTGTGTGCAAACTGATACATCTAAAAAGATGGAAGAGTTTGCAAAGTCTTTAAGTGATAAGGTCGAAGAAGTTGTTAAAACAACTCTTGAAACCTTAACAAAGAAGGTTAAGGGAATTGATATTATTCCTCTTGGTGATAACCTTGGGGATATGGGTGGATTTAAGAATACTGGTGAATTTGTTGTGACAGTTATTAAGGCTTGTCATCCAAATAATCCAGTTCGTGATGAAAGACTCGAAAAACTCAATAAGAGTTATTTTGAGTTATCTAAAGCTCCTTCTGGTCAAAATACAATGGATGACACAGAAGGTGGTTTTTTAATTCCTCGTCCAATTGCTGATGGTATTTGGACGAATGTTCAAGAAAATGAAGAAATTATTAGTTTAACTGATCAACGACAAACTTCTGGTAATAGCTTAAAAATTAAGCGACAACCTGAAATTAGTCGAAAAGATAGTTATCGTCATGCTGGAATGGTTGCTTATTGGCAGCCAGAAGCAGAAGCATATACTAGTTCTAGTGTTAAATGGGGTGAAATGGAATTGCGGTTAAACAAAATTACCGCATTAGCCTATACAACAGAAGAAGAATTAGCTGATGCATCTATTGCTTTAGGTTCGCTTTTTGAAACAAGAGCGAGTCAAGCAATTATGTTTCGAGTTAATGAGTCAATTATTACTGGCACTGGTGCTGGTATGCCTCTTGGTATTTTAAATTCTCCAGCTTTGATTATTGTTCCTTTACAACAAAATCAAGATGCTAGTACGATTTTACATCGAAATCTTAATAAGATGTTTTATCGTATGCATCCAAGGCATCGTGCAAAGGCACGTTGGTATGTTCATCCTAATATGGAAGAACAATTAAATTTCATCACATTTGATGATGATACAACTAATAAGCGACCTGTCTATATTCCTCCTGGTGGAATTTCTACAAGTCCTTATGGATCATTGTATGGTCGTCCAGTTATTCCTTTAGAATATATGTATGATTTTGGTCAGCGTGGTGATATTCTTTTTGCTGATCCAAGTCAATATATTACTTTACGAAAAGCTGGTGGTGATGGTGGAATTAAGTCAGCAACGTCAATGCATGTTCGTTTCTTATATGATGAACAAGCATTTAAATTTAGTTTTCGTGTTGATGGGCAACCTTCTTGGAGTTCTCCAATTGAAGATTATCGGGGAACAACAACTCGTGGTCCATATGTTACATTAGCAAATCGTTCTGGTGCTTCTAGTAGTTCTGGTCTGTAATTAAAACTAGCCGAAAGCTAATTATTCAGGGTATTGCTATAAATTCCTTTTACCCGATATATTAGTAACTAGGCTAGCCTTTTAACTTTAATTAAGGATAAATAACAATGAGAATGGTTCAGCGTCGAAAAATTGTAGTTTTAAGAACACCATTTGATACAACTGGTGCTGCACAAGGTGGTAATTTTTCCGCCGTATGTTTACGTGGTTATAAAGATTTTGTTATTCATTACATTTTTGGTAATGTTGCAGCAGATTGTGCTATTACATTACAACAATGTAAAAATGTTGGTGGTGCTTCTGGAAAGACATTAGCATTTGATAAATTATATGCAGTTCAAACAAATGCTGGTGCTCCAGAAGATCAGGATAAAGCTATTCCTGTTACAGTAAGTGGTAATAGTTTTACAGTAGCAAATGCTACTTATGATAATTATCACTTAATGGTTGAAGGACAAGCTGATAAATTAGATGTAAATAATGGATTTGATTGTATTCGTCCAGAATTGTCATCGCCTGCTGGAGCATGTTTAGTTTGTATTTTTGTTGAATTACTTAATCCCCGGTATAGTGGTCAAGAAAATGAAGTGCGAGTTATGCCTTCTGCTCTTGATCAAACTTAATTTTAAAGGAAACAATTATCTTGTGATAATTGTGGCTCAGAAGGGAGCCTCACCTGGATATACTATAGAGAGCCTCAAAAACTCTCTATAGTATTTTTTCTCATGCCTAATATAATTGAAAATACTGATCCGTTATTATTTGATTTAGATTATTCTAATAGAGAAGCTGGACAACAGGCTCAAATAGATGCACTTATAGAAGTTTCTAGTGAATTAATTCATAAACATTGTAATAGAATATTTCCTAGTGATACATACACAGAAGAAAAATCAGATGGTTCTGGAGAAAATCATTTATTCATAAAAAATCCTCCTATAATTTCATTAACAGAAATTACAGTTGTAGGTGCAGATGATTTAGGTGATGATGCAACATTTGATGGAACATATTTCTCATATGATGAAAAGACTGGCGAAATCCAATGGAATGATAACTTTTTATTAAATAATGTTGTTAGTGATTGGTTAGGAAACTTTCCTTGTGGATTTAGAAATATATTAACAACATATGAGGGTGGATTTACTGATGTTCCAGCTGGAATTAAATTTGC